ATTAGTTCCCTATAACGTTCCTGCCTGTATTCCGTAAACTGATACGGCTTGTTTTTGTACACCCGGAAGCGCATGTCGTTATCCCATTGTGGCAGCGCATCGTATTCGCGCATGAGTGCAATCTCAATCTGTGGTGGATTTTCCCTTTTGACTTCGCGCACCGGTTCTTCTTTGATGCTTAACTTATCTGCAGCTTGTTGCATCGCATCCATGATTTGCGGATGCTGAAACATTTCGTAGATGTTGTTGGCTTCTTGTTCAGCGGTTTTCTTTGCCCTTACAACTACTTGCCTTTCTTGGTCATAAAGTGGAAACCATGCAAGCACAGTTGCCGGGTCGATGCGGTTATATATTGTACCATAAGCACCAATAGCGCCACGATCTAAGCATAACTGCACATCCTCAAGTGAATAAAAATATTTCTGTTGCATAATTTGTTCTGCACAGAATTCAATCTGCATAGCGTTCATGTTGTTCTGCACATTCATCAGTTGAGTACATCGTGTAACCAGCTGCATGATTTTGTCTTTGGTTGTTTCTTTATCCAGCTTCCGAAGGAGACCAATCTGGTCTTGTGTTATCGCGTGCTCGACTGATAGCGACTGCTTCGGCGTAAAGTGCATTAGCTTTTGCAATGCTGTCTGCTGTTGAATTTGATTGTTTGCCATATGATTTTTGATTTTTAATTTTATCCCATTCTCTGCGCATCCAGTTGCGCACTGTACTTTGCCAATCCTTCATTGAAGATTTACCTACTATCCAACCATTGGCTTCGTAGTGATCCATGAAGGTGCGAGCGAAATTAACTAATCTATCTTCGCTCATAAAGTTTTTACCTGTCGCATTCAGTTCGCCCATCAAGTTGTACACTTCATGTTCTTCCGGTTTAACGAATCGTTTGCGAGTTACTTTTTTTTCATTTGCATCTTCAACTATAACTTCATTTATATTTTCAATTTCATTTTCATTTACATTTTCCATATGTGGAACATATGTTTTAGATATGTTCGACACATCTTTTTTGGTTCTATTGTTTCTTCGGCTATCGGAATAAGCTTTACGCTTCTGCATTTCAATGCTTAAACGCTCATTAAAAAAGAAACCTTCTTCATCTTTTACGAATTTGCCAAACACATCAGCATCATATGAACCACATATGTGCAACATATCTTTTTCGGAAAGTCTACCTTTACTGTGCTGAAGGCATAGCAAGGTAATATACTTACCCTTCTGCTCCATGTTGAGCAGCATTGTTCCGGTTAAGAAGTCCGAAGAATAAAAAAGGAAAGCTGGATCTTTCATAAACTAAATACCCACCACTACACGTAAAGGCTCGTCCGCGCACGAAAGTGCTATGGCAATACGGCAGTGATGGGATTTAAAATGTTTTTCATAACGAACGAGCGTTGCAAAGATAATCAAAATATCTCTACTTCCAAATTGCTGTGGCAATCATAAATCCGATTACAGCACCAACAGCCATGATCAATAGCATCTTGCTGTTACTGTTGTCGCATTCGGGTTCTTGCTGCACCGGTGCTGGCTGTATGCGCTCAACACGTTTGATGGGTTTGATAGTTAGCTGCTGCGTACCTGCTTTGCTTTGTGCATTGGCAATACGTGATTCCTTCAAACATTCTTTAGCAAATGCAACGGCTATTGCTTGCGTTGGCTTATCGCCTATCCAGCGTGTTACATTGCCTTCGCGTCTAATCATATTGTGTTCGCGCATCAGCGTAATCAATCGCGCACCTACACGATATTCATTGCGCATTTGTTTGATATCAAATTCTTGCATGGTATGTAATGCACACATGAATTCGTAATACTTGCTTTTTGTGTTTTTTCTCATTGCTCTAAATAGGTTTTAATTGTGATTGTAAATTCTTCAAATGACCTGCACACCTTTACGCAGTAACCTGCATTGATAAGCTGTGCGTGAACGATTTTTTGTGTGTCGGATAGTTTGCCCTTCTCGGTCTTCATCTCGATGAACAGGGCATGGTATGAACCACTGCTCATACAGATCATCAAATCAGGCATACCGGGCATAGCCCCTTCTGCTTTCAATATGTTCCAGCGTTTGGCTCTTTGTACCGGAGTGCCACCTATAAACACACCATTGGGGAAGGAAGCGATTAAGGTGCGAGGGAAGGAATAGCGGAACCATTCTACGCAACGTTGCTGAATCTTGCTTTCTTCGTGCTTCATGCATTCAGGGAATTAGATATTGCTAACCAAAACTTCCCGATGTAGTCTTCATCCGCCTGAATGTTTATGACAGGTAGATGTGATTCCAGCTCCATATACTCCCACTGACCGAGTGAATTTACCTGATAATCACAACCTAATGTGATTGGGCAGTATTGCACACTGCTACGTTCTACGGGAATATCAAAGCGAACTATGACGTGCTGCTCATTATTCAATGTAACAAGATAGCACATACGATTTTCATTGACTACTTTCTTCTTTACGATGTACATGTTTTTATCATTTACCCTGCGCACATCGTGCACATCGTATTCGCTATGCATCGAATCGGTAAAGTTCTCATGAAACTCAACATTATTCAGGTTCTGCTCGATTTCTCGCCACCTTTTCTCCTTATCGTCTGTGCTGAATACCAGCTTACACCAATCCATCAACTTTGCATTGCTTACATTTAGCTCCTTGCGCAAATCAGCAAAGCTTACTTTATCAAACTTCTTCATGATAGTAAGGATATCGCTGCGTGTTGGTAACTTAGTAGTGCGCAGCTTCTTGCCTTGCGTTTTGATATATGCTTTATATTCACTCATCGCCTTCGTTTTTAATGGTTATACAATCGACTATCTCGCACACTGGCAGTTCCATGACGCGGCTAAGGTTTATCAGCTGGCGTAACTTGATGCTGCCCGGATCATCACACCAATTATGCAAAGTCTTTTTTACTATGGGCGTGTTGCTTCTTTGCATCGCACGTAGGAGAGCAGCTTTGCTCCCTACTGTGCGTGCAATCAGTTGGTTCAATTCCTGTCGCTTTCTCATTCGATTGGTTTTAATTTAGGATTGGCTACGTAGAATATTTCGCGGTGCGCTTCGCTGAACTTATGCATAAACACTGCTTCATCGATTGGCTCATATAGCTTATCGCGCATATCACGTTCTAAACGAAAGGCTACATCCTGCTCATCTTCGTAGCATTTTGTTTCAATGTTGCAGCTATATGCGTTATGGTAAACTGTGATAAGCTTCAAATCTGCAGTGATGCAGCAATAAAATTTGGTATAATCGCCATCAATGTAGTAGTGTGGCAGTGTTACTTTTGTAGTACCTACTCGTACCGGTGCTGTGTGTGTTACTTCGATTAACATTGTATTGAGGTTTTAAATTGTTTACTGATTTTCGTCATCTTGCCAAATAGCTACAGTCACTGCATCTTCTATTTCACCGATTAACTTTTTATTATTGCTATTCATGATGCACTTAGTCATGTCAATGCCAGCGCAAAGCAGTGTGTATTTACACTGATCAATAGTTGTTTCTTCAGGCGTGTAATAGTCGCCTCTAGAAAATGCGATTACGTACTCAACTTCAATAGTGAGTGTGATAGGTGCATTGCTGCAGTCGTGTTCAAAAGTGAAATAGCTCATGTTGTTTTGTTTTTGTTTATCTTTGACGGGTACAAATGTACACGCTTTTTTGATAGTGCAAGTATTTACACCGATATTTTTAAATTTTAACAAATCGACTGCGTAAGTATCCATATAGGGAAACATTACAGCGCATGGCTGGACAAAGCCAGTAGGCTTGCACACGATAAACAGAAGGGAAGTGATCTACTGCATGAAGTGCTTGCCCGGTTAATGGATAGACCACAGCAGGACATTGAAGATATAGTGTGCGGAGGTAAAATAGAAGCATACGTGAACAGGGCATTGTGGTTATCATGGCACAGCGCACGAAGTGATTACGCTATCAAGTATCGCAAATACTACGAATTACACGTAGAAAGGCAGGTGGACGATAGCAAACAGGACGAAACATGGATAGGTGCATTTATAGATGGTGAATATCTATACAACGCAATCGGGCGTTTAAACGAATTTGATGCAATCCTTTTGCGTCTATACAGTAAACCCGATTTTGACTACAAAGAATTGAGCGCAGAAACAGGTATTCCATACAGCTACCTGCGCACTAGCATACATAGAGCATTAAAACGAATAAGAGAATATGTTAAACTTCAACGTTCCCTCTCACATACAGCGCGAGAGATTGAATACTTGCAAAAAATGTAAGTTTTACAACGGTACATTTGGCACTTGCGGTACACCAATCGTTGGTAATAACGTCAATGCTGAAGAAAATGATGTTACTTACTACAAAGAGAAGATAAAGTTGTGCGGCTGCTTCATGGATGTGAAGACAAAATTCCGCTTTGCATCATGCCCAGCACGTAAATGGTTTGCACAAGACATGAAGGAAGAAGAAATAGCTGCACTGGATACCTTCATAGGTAAAGTAAGTAAAGCGAACAGGATAGAATCAGAAGACTTGCAAATGCTTTACTATTGGTATAGCAAGATAACGAAGAAGCATGAACGCCCATCTGGATGCGCATCATGCATACGTGATCTAATTACAGAATTCCGCAGACAATTAGGAAAAATCGATAAACCATAATAACATGCCCCTACCCACACCCACACCCAAAGAAGAAAAGAATGAATTCATCGCACGCTGCATGAGTGATGCAAAAGTGCAAGGTGAATATCCCGATGCACAGCAGCGCATAGCCGTATGCATTGCGCAGTATGATGCTAAGTAACTTGTAAACATCAAAATAACAAATATGGGCTTACAAAAAGGAATGACCAACAACCCAAATGGTAGACCATTAGGAAGCTTGAATAAGAAGACACTTGAATGGGAAGAATTCGGGCGCACCTTTGTAGCTGAAGCATTGCCAAAGGTTGCTGAATTTATAAATGAGTGCATGGATTCACGCGATGAAGATTTGAAGTTTAAGGCTTCAGCACTTACGCTGGATGTACTTGAATACTTCAAACCAAAACAAGCGCGTGTTACCGTAGCTGGTGACCAAAAAGCACCGGTTGTAATCAACGTGCATTCGGACTTGTAACAAAAAGGAAGCAAAAACTACAATACAACAGAGCATGAAATTAAATTTTAGCATAGCAGCTAACGCGAAAGGCATCACGCTGAACCAATACATCGACTATCAAAACGCAGTCGATAAGGTTGAGCAGGTGCATGTAATCACTGGCAAGAGCAGCGAAAGTATTCGCCTGCTTCAGGTGCATGTAATTGATGAAATCATTGAAACGTTTGAAGCAGCCATTCGCTTAAGCAGTGGTGACTTTGAACGCACAGTGCGCATTGGTGCATACGAATTAGGGTTTATTCCTGACTTGAGTGCAATGTCTTTTGGCGAATACGTGGACATGGACATTGTTTGCGGTGACATTTATAAAGATGGTGTAATCATGGGCGAAGCTGCTCACAAAATGATGTGCATACTATACCGCCCTATCAAAGCTAAGTTTGGAAAGTATTACGACATCGAAGCTTATGATAGTAACGGCAAACGTAAGTATGAAGATGCCATAGGCAAATTGACATTAGACCATGTGTTAAATACGCTGCTTTTTTTTTCGAGTTTAGAAATCGAACTATACAACGATTCCCTCGTTTATTTGGCAAAGGAGATAACGGAGATAGTGAAGGAGATGAAGGAACAGCAACTCCAGATGGATTAGGTGTGTACGGTTGGTTTCATATTATTGAATCACTTGCCGACCGGGACATAACGAAGTTTGATGCAGTGACAGAGCGCAGATGTTATGAAGTGTTCACGCACTTAACGTACTTAGCAGATTACGTGTATGTGCAGAAAATGGAAATGAAAAAAAGGAATAGATGACAAGCTATAATTACAGCTATAATGTTCTAATCAATCGACTTGAAGCTTTTGCTGCTGGTCACTTTTTGATTAAGCGATTCACACATGGGCAGATTGACCTTGCAGACCAACTGCAGGACGATCAATACCCATTCATGCACGTAACACCTGACACGATTACTCCGATTCAGGGCGGTATGCAGTTCGGTTTCTTAGTCATGTTTGCTGACATACCACGCGACAAAGAATACAAAGCAGAATACCAGCGCGAAGTAATTAGCGATTGCATCCGATTAGGTCAAGATTTGATAGCTGAAGTGCGCAATGGTTTGGACTTATTTGGTTTCGATGTGCAGCTGGTCAACATTCCAACGTTTGAACCATTCATCGAAGAATACAAAAACACAGTAACCGGGATTGCATTCACTTTGACACTTGAAGTCCCGTGGGATTGGAGCGCATGTGATATACCTGCTGTTTGGACAGTGGGTGGTTCGTCAAGTGGTGGAAGTGGAACAGGTTACGGCTTGACACTTCGCACCAATGGCGTAGATAACGCAGTTCAAAACATCCTTGACTTAGTAGAAGGCACGAACGTAACCATCACAGACAACGGAGATGGTAGTGTGACTATTGATGCAGCAGGTGGAGGGGGTGGAGGTGGTGAGTATGTTAGTACCGAATACAATGCAAACCACATAACTGCATTAGGCAACCCTTACCAAATAGGTGACCGGGTATGGTATAACGGAAGTGTTTACAGATGCATTGCAAACAATGATGCAATCAATCCAACTAACCCGACTTATTGGACATTAGTTGCTGTTGGTTATCGCTTGCGTCAAACGCCTGTGGATTGGAATGCGACAAGTGGTGACTATCAAATCCTAAATAAGCCAACCATTCCTGCAGCACAGGTCAATTCGGATTGGAATGCAGTTAGCGGTGTAGCTGAGATTTTAAACAAGCCCTTTATACCAACCAACCTTGATGACCTTGCGGATGTAAACGCACCCACACCTTCGAATGGGCAGGTGCTAAGCTATAATAGCACATCAGGCGATTGGGAAGCTATTACACCTGCATCAGGTGGTTCGGTTACTTCGGTTGCTCTTACTGTTCCACCTGCTTTCAGTGTGACAGGTTCACCAATTACTACGGCAGGCACACTTGCAATATCGGGAGCAGGACTTGCAACACAATACGTGCGAGGCGATGGGCAACTTGCCAACTTTCCAACAACGGGTGGAGGTGGTTCATCAGTTAGCTACTATCTAAACGGCTCAATTAATCAAACAATAGGTGGTAGCACTTACTACCAAATGAGCAAGACAGCTGTATTTGGTGCAGGTACTGATTTCACACGAACCAATGCACAAGGCAATGGATTGATTGCGCAATTCATTACGGATGCTAATGATCCAAATGTGCTATTAGTTCCGGGCGGTAACTTTAACCTTGAACTTTATTTTAGTGCTTCATCAGGTGGTGGCTCACCTTCCTTCTATGTTGAATTATATAAGTATGATGGCAGCACATTCACACTTTTAGCCACCGATGTTGCAACACCTGAAGGCATAACGCAAGGCACGGTCATCGATGCATATTTTACGGCTCTTGCAGTACCGCCTACCACAATGGCGTTAACCGATAGATTGGCTTTGCGTGTGTTCGTAACGACATCGGGTAGAACACTTAAGCTTCATACAGAAAATGGACACTTGTGCCAAGTAATCACAACACTTAGCACAGGCGTAAATGCAATCAATGGAATTACAGCGCAGGTTCAAAACCTTGCAGTAGGCACAGCTGGTACTGACTTTGGAATAAGTAGCGCAGGAAGTACACATACATTCAATCTGCCAACAGCAGACGCAACAAATCGTGGTGCATTGAGCAGCGCAGATTGGTCAACGTTTAATGGCAAGCAGAACAACATAGGACTTACCACAGTTGGAACTGCACTCGCCACACTTACCAATCCAAATGCGATACGTTATTTAAGGCTTAACGCTGATAATTCGGCAACCGCTATAACAGCGGCACAATTAAAATCGGAATTATTAGGCGCAACACCTTATGGAGTGGTTGCGTATGGTAGTGCTTTTGTTAATACGGTTACCGCAAGTACAACAACGTATGGCACAATTACATCGGGTATTATTGCATTCAATGCCAATATCGCAAACCGAGAATTCACAATCCCATTTGGTGGCACGGTTAAAAATTTATATGTATTCACTTCCAACCAACAAGGAGCGGGTGGTTCATTAGTAATTACCATTATGCAAAACCAAGTCGCTACCTCATTAGCCGTTACCGTGCCAGCATCAGGCACGGCAGCAACTCGCACTAATTTAACCGATAGTTTTACGGCCGTTGCGGGTGACAGATTAGTTTTTAGATTCGTTAACAGCCACACAAACGTTAGCGCGGTAATCGTTTCAGTATCATTTATAATCGAACAGTTATGAGAAATATACAACCTTTAGACATTTGGAGTGATGGCGAAACTAAAACAGCCGTTTGCATCCGACTTTACATTAGCTACGATGACCTTGAAACACGGGCTGCTTTTCAATACGCCTTGTGCGATATTGATGGTGTGACCATTTACGAAGGGCAAATACTTATTGAAGGTCAAACCTATTTGGATTGGGGCAGTAGTGGTGATTCAAACAATGAAGCATATATTATTGCGGCAACTCAACTTAATCTCACTCTTGCATAATGGCAAGTGAATTCGAAGATATATTGAATGAATATGCCGCAACGGTCATCGAGCGTGCGCAATCTAATTTGCGCATCAAACGTCGCGTGCGTGGCAAGATTGTGAATCGCGTTTCATCGGGTAACTTGCTTCGCTCTTTGAATTACAAGCTGCGAATTCGATATGGCAAACCAACCATTGACTTCACTGTGAAAGGAGATGCTGGTAAATATGCGGACGTTATCGAATACGGGCGCAAACCTTATCCGGGTGATCCAACAAAACGCCCACCATACGAAGACATCATGAAGTGGATTCGGATGAAACCATTAAAGCTTCGCAACAAACAGGGCGCATTTATTAAGTCCACTGAAAGCGCAATCAAAAGTGCGGCTATTGCCATATCAAAAAGCATAGGTGCAAAAGGTATTCAAGGTATCAACTATTATCAGGAAGCAATAGACGATACATGGGATGAATACAAAGACAAGCTAATGAATGCTTACATTAAAGACATAGAAAATAGATTACTCTTAAACAAAAGATAGATGGCATTAACAATCGTAGATGAACCCTTCAACTGGGTAGTGCGTGGTCAAAAGATTATGCTCATTGCATCGAGCACGGAAGTAGCGCAGCAAGGTTTTCGCTATGGCTTGAACATTACTGTTGATGCTAAGACGTACACGTTCTATTTGTCACCTGCTCCGGATGATAACATGTACTTTGACATTGCGCCACTTGTGGATGATTTGCGCAACCAACAATATCACTTTGCTACTGATGATACCGTTGATGACTTAAGCAAGTATACATTAAGCGCAGCAATCACAGAATGGTGGTTAGTCAATGTACCCGGTCAAGGATTGGTCTTAACAGAAAATGAAGGCAGCGAAGTAACCATGATTGGTCGCATCGTAATCAATGCAGCCTATCAAGTGTTCGATGGCTACAAACCAAATCCTGAAGTTGGTGTTGATGACATTAAGTATGTGCTTGAAGTTAGCTTTAACTACGCAATGAGCGACCGAAAGTTCGGAACGCATTCATGGTATTTAGCACCAACATGGGCAGCAGGCAACCCAACAGCTCAAAACATTATTTGGATTCCTTCATATGAAACGGACTATGGAACTTTGAGCATACCGGGTAACGCAACTTACATGTTCAATAACCTTGTAGACAACGTGCGCATTGTATTGTATAAGGCAAATGGCTCAACAGTAGGTGATACACTATCATTGAATGGCTACGATATAGAAGCTTTACCTGTATATCCAGCTAACTTAAATGATTGGGCAGGTTTAACAGTCAAACCAAATGAAAACGACACTCCCGGTTGGCGTTATTATGAGGTATTTGCGCGAACAGGTATTACGCAGTCAAGTGTAAAGTATCGCTTCTACAATGCTGCTAAATATGGACAGAAGGATTGCCACAATGATGTGATTCGTTTGGGATGGGTTAATAGTCGCGGTGGATGGGACTACTTCAACTTCATTAAGAAGTCCGAAATGAACGATGAGATTGAGCGTAAGAAGTACAGAAAAGTGTTGTTCAATAGTACAACAAGCGTGTTCGGCAAAGAAGATCGCGGATTGTTGGAACGTAGAAATTTAGTTCAGCAAGTGTTGACAGTAACCAGCGACTTCATACAGGAAGGTGAATTCTTATTCCTTCGCTCGTTGCTTGTGAGCAATCAGGTCGTTTGGATAACACAGCGCAACGGTGAGAACATTGCGCTTCCTGTGAACTTAGACGATACCACTTACACTGAACGCAAAACACGTGACGGCAAGCTGTACAATCTGTCTTTGAAAGTAAGAATGGCTAACGAATACTGGACATAACATGAACGGAGAAGTACAATTAATCGTTGGAGATACGTATCTTGACCTATACGAAAACGAAAGCATTTCGCAGAACTGGAAGTTTCAGGACTTATCTAACTTCACGGCGCAGGGTGCGTTCAGTCGTGAATTTCGCATACCATTTAGCGAAATAAATAAGGAAGCATTAGGCGCATTATTCGATAACAACGTAGAGCAAGGTGCAGAGAATTACTTCTTCTACAAACTGCCTGCTGAAATTCGCGTTGATACGCTACCGATTGCTGCTGGTTACCTGCGTGTACGCAAGGTGTACAAACAGATGAATCGGTTGAGCGAAGTCGAAGTGGCTTTCTATGCTGAAACACCTGACCTTGTTCGCACCATTGGAGAAAAGAAGCTAAGCGATATTGCAGCACTTGCGGATTTGAATGAATCGGCTAACTATGCCAATGTAACGGTTGAAACAGCAGACCGTATTTGGGCTTTATGTGATCGTGGGCAAAAGTGGGCTAATGATGGCAGCACAGGCTCTCGTCCGATATTCGATTCATCAAATCCTGTCTATGCAGGTGACTTAACACCTTCTGTTAGTTGGTGGTTTTTGCTAAAAAATATTGTAACGGAAGCAGGATTTGACCTTGTTGCAAGTTCACTTGAAAATATAATCAGTGAATACTGGATGCCGTTCTGCAATACGCCACAATTAAGCACACTTGGACAAGTCAATGACTATTTATTTTTAGCCTATAATGCCAGTGCTATTACAGCAACGGCTAATCCAACGACTACTGATGTTAACTATACAGGATTAACTGAAGTATTTGACAATGGTGGTAATTTCACAGCGGCTTCGGGCACATATACTGCGCCAGTATCGGGTACATATACATTTACAGGACAATTTAGATTTCAATTATCGTCTTTTGGAGGCAATGCAGATCACGCACGAATTACTGTATACATGGGAAAAAATGGTACTGATTATACTAACGTTGCAGAAACAGGATATTTTTCTAGTATTCGAAGTTGTGGTTTCACCACAAATATTCAATTAAACGCAGGTGACACAATATCATTTTCTTATTACGGTATAAGTTATAAGCAATTTACGAGTAGTGGTTTTATAACTACTGGCAGTTGTAACATTTCATTGGTAGCAGGAACAGGTGCCACAAGTGGTGGTCAATCATTTATTTCATTAAGTAACGTTGCTGTTTCAAGTGGTCAAACAATTAACTATTCAGCGAATGCACCCGATATGCGGCAAATCGATTTCGTCAATGACGTCATCAAAATGCACAACTGTGCAATCATTCCAAGTCGTACTGTTCCAAATCGTATCGCGATCATTCCACAAAATAGTTATTTGGGCACTGGCGATGTAGTAGACTGGACAAGCAAGCTTGATGTGAGCAAAGATGTTATGACATCAAGCACAGTTGATTTGCAAAAATCAAAGTTTCAGTTTACGTATACGGCAGGTGAAGATGCATACAGCAAATTGTATGTAGATGCCAATCGTGTTTATGGTGATTTTTTAGCAGAAGGTTACACCGTCAATCCAACAACTAACCCAAGTGACTTTGCAATAGGCGACCAAAAGGTTACACTCATAACACGCAGCACACCTGCTGCATTGATACCGGGAACAGGTACGCCCATAGCATCATTCTATAATGAGCAGTTGGAATTTGTTGCACCCGGTCCACGTGCTTTGTTTAATGCTGGCACGATAGCTATAAATTTATACAATGAAGGAACGGGCAATGCAACATCGACTGTAGATGTTCCTATTCTTAATCATTACAGCGATGCCTATCCAAATCTAACAGATTCGGATTTGAATTGGGCACCTGAAACGCCACCGCACGTTATAACAGTAAATTCCAATCCTTACTTCAATCTATTCAATAGTTATTGGCGTAATTACATGAATGAACTATACTCGCCTGAAGCGAGAATAATGGAAGCATTCTTTGCGCTTGACTTAAAAGATATTCTTACGTTCAGCTTTGCCGATAAGATTTGGATTCAAGACAGCTATTGGCGCATACTTGAAATCAGCGACTATAAAGTCGGGTTGCAGGAAAGCACAAAGGTTAAGTTGATAAAGTATCTTGACCAAATAAACGACTGTTCATCTACACCGGTTGGAGTTACCACCAATGGCGAAGTAGAATTTGAAACAGGAGGTGAAGCAGTAGAACCGACTGAAGATTGCTGCTCACGCTATGGGTATTTTTGGGACGAAGTCAATGGCATTTGTTGGGCATTCAACAATGGTGGTCAATTCCGCAATTCAATTATACCTAATTCAAATCCACCAATTTCATCTTTAAGTTCAGCTTCAAATTCCTTTGTGAATGGAGTAAAAGTTTCTGTTGAAAATGGAAATAGCAACATGCTTGCGGTTGGTCAAGATTTGAATCTAACCAAATTTGTCGATGGTAGCAATTTGCTAGGCAAAAATGTAGAAGTCAATTTGCCCGGAGTTCACATCGGAGGGGGTTATCGTGCTGGAAATGTATCGGCAACTGAGTATGGTTGGGCACAATTTGGTCAATTCGCTTTGCATCGATATCCAACGGTGACAGCATCGGGTCAAACTTGGGAACTATTTGTTGAAGGTATTTCAAATCAGCGCATTGAATTGCCCGACTCTACCCTTTGGAGTTGCTTGCTTAACCTGACTATAAAAGACGTAGCAGGAACAAGTGAAACATCACTTCATCACTTTACTCTTGAGAAGATTGGAGGCATTGCCTATGCTAGTGCAATCAGTACACTAAATACCATCGGTTCAATCGGGGCGTATACTTTCACATTATCAATCGATACAACAACCGATACTGACGAGCATCGAATCAAAATAACAACGACAGGTGGAACTTATCCTGAGGCATTCTTTTTTATCGGTTCAATTCAATACCAACAATCAAAAACAGCATAAAATGGATTCAATCAAAAACTCAATGCGCTACATCCAGCTAGGAATCGCAACAAAGAAGGAACATAACTATTCATTGCGCAAATGGCAGCGTGTGTTATGGTATGTTACGCTGTATACATGGCGAATCTTGCTAGGACTAAGTGTTATTTTTTTAATCCATAAACTCATCTACTAATGGCTGAACCTATTGTAAGGACATTTGAAATTGACACATCGAAAAGTGAACAGAACCTAAAAAGCTTGGGTACTGCTTTTGACAGTGCAGATAATTCAGGCAAATCGCTGAAAGTACAGCTGCGTGAATTACAACAGCAGTTAGCCAACACTGATCCACAGACACAAAAATATCGTGACTTATCGAAGGCAGCAGGGGAACTAAAGGATAAAATTCAGGATGCAGCGCAGGCAGTAGGCACACAGGCAGGTGGTGCATTCGAAAAAGTTGGTGGCTCACTTGGACTTGTCACATCACGTATCGCATCACTTGATTTCGAAGGTGCAGCAGAAGGTGCTAAGTTGCTTGCACAAAATATCACAGAAATCAAACCGGGTGATATTGCCAAAGGTGTACAAGGGATAGGTAGTGCATTTGCATCCATTGGTAAAGCCTTGCTTACTAACCCGATTTTTTTAATTGGTGCATCCATTGCAGCTGCAGTAGTATATGCAGAAGAACTGCTTTCGCTCATTGATGGTGTTACGGATGCAGATAAAGAACTTTTAGATGTACAAAAGGAACGTGCCGCAGTTGCAAAAGAGAATTTTGATGCCATTTCAGCAAGTGAAGAAACATTAAAGCGTCAAGGCTTAACTGAAAAGCAAATAACTGATTTAAAATTACAAGCATTAAACGCTGCCATACTTGAACAACAGGTAGTGCTTCAAACAAATAAAGAGCAGGCTGCAGCGCAAATAGCAGCAGCGGAACGTAATGCGAACTATCTAAAGACATTTTTAGATTTTATTACTTTTCCTGCGCGTGCAATTACAGAGGTATTTGAAAACGCTGTAAATGGAGCAATCAGTCTGCTCAATACACTAGGTGCGGACATTGGTAAAATAGAATTGTCTGATTCATTTGATACATTAAATTCGTTTGTAACAAAGAGCATATTTGATCCTGAAGCAGAACGCAAAAAACAGGAGCAAGTAATTAAGGATAGTGAAAAGGCATTAGTGACGTTGGTAAACCAGCGTGATGGTATCTTAAATGCTCAGGATGCAAAGGAAAAGGCAGCGCGTGAAAAAGCTGCAGCAGATAGAAAAGCAGCAGCGGAAAAAGAAGCAGCAGATTTAAAAGCGGTAACAGATAAAGCCACAGCGGATAGATTAAAAAATGAGCAAGAAATAAGTGATTTGCTCGACAAACTTTATCAAGAAAATGTAAAAGAATTTGAAGCAGCAGAAAAGGCAAAACTTGATGCGGCAAAACTTGCAGCCGAAGAAGCGGAAAAACTAAGACAGCAGGAATTAGCCAATGCTATTGCCCTTAAAGAGGGAAAAATACAACTTGCTACGGATTCACTTAGCATCATTTCAAATCTTGCAACTGTCTATGGTAAAATTGACGAAAAGCGTGCAAAGCGTGCATTTCAAATACAAAAAGCTGTAAGCATCGCACAGGCAACTATTGAAACATATAAAAGTGCAAATGCTGCATTTTATGCAACGCAAGCAAATCCTGTTTCTGTTGTATTTCCTGCTGCACCATACATTGCTGCAGGTGCTGCTATCGCTGCTGGTCTTGCCAATGTTGCAACAATATCTTCGCAACAGTTTCAAGGGGGTGGCAATACTTCACCAAGTGAACCGAGTGCACCCGGATTTGGTGGAGTTGGAGGTGACAACACTTCACAACCAGCAACGTTCAATCCATTTGCTGCGCAGTTCGTAACGAATCGTCCTGATCAATACTTACCACGTGCGTATGTGTTGGCAGGGGATGTATCAAGTCAGCAAGAAGTACGCGAGAACGTAGAAGACTTAGCACGTATAGGATAAAACAATATATATTTAAATCATGGAAAAAAGAAAAGTAGTTAAGTGTGTAATCGACGAAGAAGGTCGTTTAGGTATTACGGCAATGGGCTTAGTAGATATGCCAGCAATCGAAGAAAATTGGATTGCATTGAGCAAGATTCAGTTTGCCAAAGTGGATGACGAACGTAGAATGCTATATGGACCTGCATTGATACCGGATAAGGAGATATTGCGTTATGACGATAAAGGCGAACCGTACTATGTGTACTTTGAAAAGGCAACAGTCCAGGCAATCGCGCATCAATTCTTCAAAAAGAATCTGCAACACACCACTAACCTGCAACATGAAATACCAGTAACAGGTGTAACAGTTGTAGAATCATGGTTGAAAGAAGGTAAGAATGATAAGAGCATTCAACTTGGGTTGCCTGAACTGCCTGATGGTACATGGTTTATCGGAACAAAGGTTGACGAAGACCACGTATGGAATGATGTAAAGGAAGGAAAAGTAAAAGGTTACAGCATTGAAGGCTTCTTTAATGAAGTGGGTGTAGCCATGAGTGGTGTAAAGAACTACGAAGCAGAATTGGTTTTGGAACTAGACCAAATACTTGCAGGTTTGAAAAAATGATATATATTTGCCGAACGTTGGTTATATAAACGTCATAAGAGATTTAGGTTTTAGATTAAAAAGTAGGGGCAAACGAGCCCCTATTTTTTTTTACAGCATGCAGGCACGCGAATATTCCGCTACTGTCATCTTGCTTGCTTTCGCGTTTTTCATCACAGCCTTGTACTGCTTTTCAGTTAGACGAACTGAAATCTTCTTTGTCATGAATTCAGGGTTTGCTTTCATAATATGGGTATTTATTTATACTGCTAAGATAAGACATGTGGCTACATGTAACAAAACGCTGTTTTTGCTACTATACCCAAATATCCAAACATGTCGAATATTAAAGAACAAATCAAATCCGTATTCAATAAGTACGGCATTGATCCTTCAACAGTGGGTATCAAGTTCGAAGAAGAAACTGCTGCAACAGAAATAAAGTTTGCAGTAGAAGGCACTTTGGCTGATGGTACTAAAATCTATTCTACCGCTGATGAGTGGGTAGTAGGTGTGGACATCTACACTCAAGATGCTGAAGGAAATCCAGTGCCCGTACCTGCAGGTGAGTACCTGCTTGAAGACGGTGTTACCAAAGTCTACGTAGGCGAAGAAGGTACCATCACTGAAATCGAACGCGAAGAACAATCTACCGAAATGAGCAGCGAAGACTTAGTTGCTGTTATCGGTAACTTGTCGGAGCGCATTGCTGCACTTGAAGTTGAAAAGACTGAACTAGCTGCAGCAGTAGAATCTGCTAAGAAGGATGCAGAAGCATTGAAGACTGAACTTGCTTCAGTTAAGAAAGCACCTGCTGTACCTTCTGTTAAATCACAAGAATTTAAAAAGAATGCTGCTCCCGTTGTTGCATCGAATGGTAATTCATTCAGCGACTTTATGGAAAGCGTTCGTGCTAAACAAGTAAAATAATTCACCTCATAAATTTTAATTAAAAATGCCAACAACAACTTCACTCACCACCACCTATGCAGGTGAATTAGCTGGTGAAATCGTAGCAAAAGCTTTGTTGTCTAACGTTTCTGCACAGTACGTTACAATGAAGCCAAACGTACCTTACAAATCAGTAGTACGTAAAATTGATGACACCGTATCATTTGCCGCAGGTACATGTGACTTTACTCCAACAGGTACTATCACTTTGACCGAGCGCATTTTGACTTTGGAAGAATTCCAAGTTCAGCGTCAAATCTGTAAAAAAGATTTCTTCATTGACTGGACTACTGCTGATGTAATGTCAGGACGTGTAAACACACAGATCCAAGATGCAATCATTGGCCGTTTGGTTGGTGGTATTGCTGCTGCTAACGAAACTATCATGTGGTCAGGTGTAAACGCTACAGCTGGTCAGTACGATGGATTCGAGACTTTGATTAAGGCAGCAGGTTCAAATGCTGTATCTGCTGGTTCAGGTGCATTGACTGATGCTAACATCATTGCAACTATTTGGGATGTAATCAATACCGCAAATTCTGCTGTTAAAGGTGCTGCTGAGAAGCCAGCTCTTTACATGGGACAGGCTGCATGGGAAGCTTACATGCAAGCACAGATTGCTGCTGGCAATGGTTGGTACTTGACAGGTGGTCCTGAAGTATCTAAGCGTTTCGTAGGAATGTACGAAATCTACGTATGTCCGGGCATGACTGCTAACAATATTATCTTTGCTCAACCAAGCAACTTGATGTTGGGTACTTGGCAGGAGAACCAAATGAACGAAGTGTTCATTTTGGACATGCAGAATCTTGATGGTTCACAGAACGTTCGCTACGGTGCACGTTTCTACTTGGGTGCACAGATTGCAGTTGGTGAGGACATCACCTACTGGGGTGCATAATCAATAAATTAAGAAGGGGGTGTAACAGCCCCCTTTTAACCAAATAAAAAAATAATAATATGGCTTGTGAATTGACAACCGGCTTCACATTAGGGTGCCTCGAAGGTATCGGTGGGGTTAAAGAGGTTCTTATTACTAACTACACCCTAGCGGATGGTAGTGATTTCACTTCAGGCATCACTTACGATGGTGATGGTTTTGTGACTGGATTGCCCGGAACAGCACTTGCACCTGTAACTATCTATCGTTACGTTCCATTCCGCAATTCAGGTTCATATGTTGAAACGGTACAAAAGAATTTGGAAACAGGTACACTGTTTTTCTCGCAGGAAGTTGGATGGACTTTTGGTAAGTTGAACCAAGAATTGCGCAACGAATTTTTGAATGTTGCTAAGGCAAAAATGATTGTGTTTGTTCGCACTAATGACGATCAAATTTTGTTGATTGGAACAACTGAAGGAGCACAGCTTACTGCTGGTACTGTTCAATCAGGACAGCAAAAGGCAGATTTGATGGGTTATCAAGTAACATTGATTGCAGAAAATCTTGTTCCTGCCAGTCACTTGGAACCATACGGTGCAGGTGAGGTACCATTTGAAAACTTCGTTGGTATTGCTGTAAGCCCTGCTTACTAAGAATTTGTTTTCCGTTTTTGTGTTCTTGTTGTATTGAGAAAAGGGCAGGTTATTTATGACTTGCCCTTTTAATTTAAAAAGACTATGATATATTTACAGACCGATACACCTGTACAAACCATCTACTTACAGCTAGATGAAACAAGGCAGTATTTTGCCACACCATTTACGCACTACTTGTTTATTTTGACACACGAGGAAAATAGCACAACCGGAGATAAGCTTGCACAGGTAGCGCAAATCGTGAATGAGAATGTGCGTATAACAGAATTATTGGTTACAACAGATAGACTAACGCTAGCAGGTAGATATCGATATGATGTCTATGGTCAAAATTCAGGTGCTAACATTAACCCAAATAATGCAAGTGTAGTTGGTTTGTTGAAACGCGGCTATGCTGTTTTAAAAGACAATACAAGTTGGTTTGATGTGCCAGCCATAACTATTCCAAATGATATAATCTATGAGCCATAACGAATCAAATATAGTTTCTTTGAAGCTTAGCGAGTATGTTGCTAAGAGCGATGCAGAAAAGGTAGACAGAAAGGGATGGGTTAATTACGGAGATGCAAACGATTTTCCACAATACCTGCGCGATTTGGCGCACGAATCACCTGTACATGGTAGTTTAGTTGTAGCCATTGGTGACATGATAGCTGGTAAGGGTATTCAATCGGAGCAATACCAAGCCGAATTAGATGCATTAAACATAGATCGCTTAACCTATGCATGTGCGCACGACTTAAAGTTGTTTGGTGGGTTTTATATTGAAGTCATTTGGAGCAACGACAGAACGGTTATATCCAAGCTAAACGCGATACCATTTGAAGAATGCCGCATCGCAGTGAATCAAGAGGACGATACCGAAATAGGAATCTTTCACAGCTACGATTGGACCAACACACGTAAGAAAAGAAACACTCCCGAATTCATACCGAAGTACAATTATTTGACACGCGAGCAAGAGCCACGTCAAATCTATTATTGCTTCACTTACACCGGTAGCGATGTCTATCCACGTCCTGACTATTGGAGCGCGATAAACTACATTGAATTAGATAAGCAGATATCTATATTCCACATCAACCAAATATCAAACGGTCTTTTCCCTTCAACTATTATCAACTTCTACAATGGTCAGGCAACACCTGAACAGAAGCAGCAAATGATGATGGATTGGGAAAATAAGATGTCGGGTGCTCGTAACGCTGGCAAGGTGGTTATGTTCTTCAATGAGCGCGATCAACCTAAGACCGAAATCACTCCGTTCCCTGTAAACGATGCAGATAAGCAGTATGCATTGATGAATGATACTGCACAGCAAAAGATTATTACTGCGCATCGTGTGACTACGCCATTGCTTTTCGGTATACGTGAGAATACAGGATTCGGTAGCAATAAAGATGAAATGGCTGTCGGCTTGGAGATATTCAACAAACAAGTGATTGAGCCATACCAAGCAAAGATTAATTACAGCTTAGAAGAATTGTTGAGCACTCAAATGCCCGGTGTAACCTTTGAGATTATACCAAACACACCATTGGCAGTTGAGCAAGCTGAAGCTGTTGTGGATGTAACAGGTGGAACTACTACCGATGTGGCTGCTACTGCTTTAAATGGTGCGCAGATTACTTCACTTATAGACATCGTCATGCAAAGTGCAGCAGGTGCCGTACCTGTGAGCAGTGCAAAGGCAATCGTTCAAGCTGCATTCCCAACATTGCCAGCCGCTACTATCGATGCAATCTTTGCCGATGTTTTACCCGGCTCATTGCTGCCTACGGAAGTGATTCAATCTAGTGTTGAGTTAAAAAAAAAAGATGACAGCACAGCAGGCGATGCGCTAATAGCATTGGGTGAAGATGCTAGTGAGGATTGGATACTTATAGACAGTTACAACGCAGATGAAGAAATTGAGCATGAGTTTGCGGTGCGTACAGGTGCTGCTAGGCCAGCTGCAAAAAGTGAGCAAGATGCTATTATCGATGGCAAATACTTTATTACTCGTTACGTTTACGCAGGTAGTTTTAGCCATCCTGATATGCGGCCATTCTGCAAGAAAATGATAGAAGCAGGCAAGCTATATCGCAAAGAAGATATAGTTTCAATGGAAAATGTAGCAGTCAATCCGGGTTGGGGTCCTGAAGGTGCAAACACATACGACATTTGGTTCTACAAAGGCGGTGGTAACTGCAAACACTTTTGGGAAAAGCGCGTGTATGTAGATGCACGCGGCGTAAAGATTAACCCGAACAATCCCGATGCAACACGTATAGCAGTAAGCATGGCTGAACGCATGGGTTATAAGGTGCGAAACAATTCACTTGTTGCAAAGCTTCCTGAAGACATGCCCTATAACGGCTTCCTTCCCACAAATCCTATTTACGGCAATCAATAATTAAAACTATGGCTGAAGTATTACTAATATCCGAGAATTACGTGAAGAAGTACACTACCATCAACGGTAGTTTAGATCCAAACCTTCTTTACCCATCAATCTATTTGGCACAGGACAAATGGCTGCTTCCCTTTTTGGGAACTGACCTTTTGAATAAGATTAAAAACGATGTTGCCGCAGGTACGATTAGCGGTAACTACGAAATATTGCTTGAAGATTACATCCAAAAGATGCTACTTTGGTGGGTTATGGTAGACGTAACTCCGAATCTGTGCTATCGGATGGACAACGGCACGCTGGTTCAACGTCAAAGTGAAGACACTGTGCCCGTTTCGGACTTAGTCATGAAGGATATGATTGACCGGGCACGCCAAAATGCGGAGCACTACACCACTTTGTTAGTCGATTACTTGTGTGCGAATAGCAGTTTGTTCCCTGAATATAGCACAGCCACATGGCCTGACCGTTCACCACGAACAGACGTGACTAACACGCTGAACTATCAGTTTTCATCGGGCAATACAGCTACCAGCTTTCGCCCTACTTACTCACGTAACATCCTTAATCGTATACCATGAGTGATAAAAAAACACTGAAGCAAGAATACACTGAACGTTTGCGCAAGTATGAGCGTGAACTGTCACTTAAATTGAGAAGCAATGTCAACAAAGAAGCAGACAAAACCAAAAAGTGAACAGTCAAGTATCACTTACAAGTTGATTCGATACAACCTTCAGCTGTTCGATGGCTTGTGGTCAATACCGGTAGCATTTGCGCTGTTCATCATTGCAGGTACATTGAGTGCCGAATACTTTGGCGATGCGCTCATATCTACGGAATACGTGCAATACATCGTGCTGGCTTCGCTCATCATGGTGTTTGCTAACTTCATTACGTTTTTGGGAATCCGTTTAAATTTTAGGGCATTGCAACGCGAAGTTTATAGCAAAGAAATTAAGTATGAACTAAACACCTATTTAACCACATGGCAAAAGGTTGTCTTATACCTGGTCTTATATGCGTTCTACTTTGCTGCATTCCTGTTTGTACTTCACTTGCTGATGACGGCTACTGCGTAAGGGTAACAGCTTCATCATTTGTAGGTGTAAAGGAGAAGGGCGGCAATAACAAAGGTTTTAACGATGCTGCTTTGCAGGTATTGATGAAGCAAGAAGGTTGGTTGCCCGGTTACGCTTGGTGTTCCTTCTTTGTCATGGCTATGCTCAACGAGTGTGGTATTCCTAATACAATTACAGGGTGGTCGCCTACTGCATACAACCAGCGTGATGTAATTTTTACCGATGGTAAATTCAAGCAATCGTACAGCGATAAGGATGTGCTGGTAATGACGTTAAGTTATTCCGAATTTAGGCGCAAAAGATTCAAGGGTATAGGTCACACTGGCATCGTGGACAGGGTAGGCAAGTATTCAGTGCGCACCATTGAAGGTAATACCAATGATCAAGGAATGCGCGATTCAAGGTCGCGCGATGGAGTGTATTACAAGATTAGACCACTAACCAAAAACTTACACATAACGCGATGGGGCAAAACAAATTAGGAAACACTGTGCTACTTGTAGCAGCTCTTAGTATTATTCTATTCACTATCCTCACTAGCGTTAAAACATGCAATAAGCCCGTAACAAATCCTGCTATAAAAAGGTTACAGGACATCAATGATTCACTCTATCAAATCATTGAAACGAACAACGCTAAAACTGATAGCCTATTCTCGAAAATTGATAGCTTACAAATACATCAGGACACAATCATTCAACGCCAACAAATCACTAATGAAATCTACCGCAATGAAACCTATAACATTCTTTCTGCTTCTCCTACTAACGCCACTAATCAGTATAGGTCAACCCTCAAAAAATCGGACAGCCTACTTAAAGCAGGATTTTACACCCGAACTTACAACCTACGATCAGCAGCTTTTCAATCTCAACTTCAATAGCATGATGTATTGGTATCGGACTGCGTTTGATATAGACAGTTTATACCAAATGGAAAGGCTAAAGGTTACATATTACGCAAAGATTACAGGCATTCAGGCAACGAGTTATGAAACATTAGCGGAAATCTATAAGAATAAGCAAAGCATTGAAAAGGCTATAAATGCGGAGAAAGATGCGGAGATTAATAAGCTAAAAAAAAGCAATAGACGGTTAATAATTTCCAACACAGCACTAACATTAGGTATCACAGGACTAGCTTTTTCTACTATATATTTTGCAATCCTATGAACATGGCATTTGAATTACGTGATGTTATTACAATTATCGGTGCAGCTATATCACTTGCATCGCTTTATTTCGCTTTGAAGCGCAGTGTTGACAAGGTATCTGGGAATCTTGCCAGTATTGAAACGTTCCACAAAAGAGAAATTGAAATGATTAATGACGCAATTAAAGAGCAAAAGGCTGAATTGAATTCAAAGAATGCTAAGCTGGAAGGGAAGATTGATTCGATTCAATCACACATAGCGCAAATCAGCACATCACTTGCTGAATTGAACGGCTATTTGAAGGCAAAATAACAACCAGTATGGATAAAATAGGTCGTGAGAAGTACCATCGTGAGATACATGATGGAACAGGTTACCTTGCTCATCGCGTTCGCGCAGTGATTGAGAAGTACAAACTAGACATGACGCTGGATTCACTTGAGAAAACATATCGCAGGTGGGCTGCAAACCTAAATACAACAGAAAGTAAGCCTGTTAGCCAGCTAAACAAGTTAGACAATCATTTAGGTGACTTCACCAACATGATGAATGAGTTGATTCCACAAGAAGCGAATCCGCTTGACCTGCCACCATCGCAGGAATCAAACTACAAACCTTACAAGCTTCCGATAAACCACAATAACATTCTGTTGCTGTCGGATATCCATGTGCCGTATCACAACATTCAAGCTTTAACGCTGGCACTGAAGTATGGTTTAGATAACGAAGTCAATACTATTCTGCTCAATGGTGACATCATAGACTTTTATGCTATCAGTCGCTTTGAGAAGGATCCACGTAAACGCAACTTTGGGCATGAAGTGCTAATGACACGCCAATTTTTAGGCACGCTGCGCAAGCTATTCCCAAATGCTGCTATCTATTACAAGTGTGGTAATCACGATGTGCGTTATGACCACTACATTATGCGCAATGCTCCTGACCTTTTGGGCATGGATGAATTCAACTTTGAATCATTGATGCATTTGGATAAGTACAACATCACTTTTATACCGGATAAGCAGATTATTCATGCAGGTAAGCTTACGATTCTGCATGGTCATGAATTGGGCGCATCTGTATTCAGCCCGGTAAACATCGCACGTGGTCTATTCCTGCGTGCAAAAGACAGTGCATTGTGTGGACACCATCACCAAGCAAGCGAGCACACAGAGCCAAACATCAACGGCAAGATAACAACGTGCTGGTCTGTTGCCTGTCTGTGTGAATTGCATCCCGACTACATGCCCATTAATAAGCACCATCATGGCTTTGCCCATGTCAAGGTATTAGATACAGGTGAATTTGAAGTGAGTAACTATCGAATAGTAAATGGCAAGATACGCTAATGAAAAAGCCCCCGACGTTTCAGGGGCTTAGTCTAATCAATAATAAACAAAAACAAATTAGCAATTACACTAACAGCGCAAAGATAGCATGAAACGCAAGCAACATCCAAAAGTCATTCAGCGAAAGTTGGGAAGGGAACGTGCGGATGGATTGTACTGCGATAACGTGATTGAGATAGATCCAACGTTGCCACCTATGCGATATCTAATTGTGCTCATTCATGAGTACCTTCACCACATTCAACCGGAGTGGAGTGAGGAAAAGGTAGATGCTGAAGGCGAGGCACTGGGTAGGTTTCTTTGGAAGCAAGGTTATCGCAAGGTGCAGCAATAATGCGCCCACTGCTAAGGATTAGAAACCTATTCATCGAGCAGCCCTTCAGTTATATCTATAAACCTATCGTATAAATCTGCAATCTTATCACTTACTTCTTCAACGTGTTCACCGTACTTGTATTCTCTGCGCATCAATTCCATGATGTCTTTAAGCGCATCCTTATACCGGGCAGCGTTAAGGGTGTAGTTGTATTCTATTTGTTCTTCAGGTAGATTAAACGTTAGTGTTGCTTTCATTTTCTGCTTTGTTTGGTAGTCCATTTTTACAATCGGTGTATCCTTCAGTATAGGAATTCAGTATGTTTTCCAATTCCCATGTTTGCGCTTTCATCATGAAGGCATCTAGTTCAATCCATGTTATATTAACGGATGGTCCTTGAAACCTTTTGCGCAAGGCTTTGCTTAGTCTACGCATTGCCGTTTCTTTTTTATCGCTCATAAATATTTTATTTCTTTGGTTAGTGTATATAGTTCTTTATTCACTGATTTGATTTTGTGGTGCAGGTTGTCTTTTATGTATCGCGTCTTAGCTGTTACAAACATCTGCAAAAGGTTAGTTCGTTCTACTTTCAGCTCGTCGATTGAGCGCATTTTCTTTGCTGCCATTCATTTTCAGTATTTCGTTTTTTACATGGTGGTAGTATGCTTTGACTGAATAGAATTCACCGGTGCCATCGAAGTCTTGCATAATGTCGCTGGGTGCGTTTGTCAATGCTTCGTCCACGCAATACAGCGCAGCGTTAATGGCACGCATGTGCATGAGTGCTAAATCTCCATGTTGATCACCAGCTTCGACTATATCAAAATAGTTCGAGTACAGTTGCCATGCTTTGTCTTTTGCTTTCATTGTTTAGTTTATTGATTAATTCGATTACTTGCTCTTTGTTGTAGTAGTGCTGCATTGAATTGCGCACGTGTTCTTTGAGTTGGTCGGTGGTCATACGTTCAAGGTATTAAGGTATTCACGCCACATAGGTACACGCTCCTGAAGCTTTGCGATTGCATCAGCATCAAACTCCACAACCTTTTCATGGATGCGTTCAGCGATGGGTATATCAAACGCCCATTCGTCTTGTGGCGTTTCAAGGTTTGCATCCGGGTATTCGCGCATAAAACGTGGCATGTCGTATATCATGTTGCGCTCAATGCTCTTTGCTTTTTTGATGAATGTAGGGTCGCCTTGCGGATCAATAAGATTGAGCCTGCGCGATAGTCTATACTTCTCGTCATTAATCATTTCGATAGGTGCGCTAACTAACACGTAGCAGAAGGTAGCGCGTGGTGCGCCTGTTAACCAGCAGTAGGCTTGACCTTGCCAGTAGTAGTCTTTGCTAATGTCGCTGGTCTTTGCATCCATGAAGGTGTGAATATCCCAACTTGATTTAATATCGGGCACATTGATTACTGCACCTGCTTCATCTTTGATAAGCAAATCGGGCGTGCCTTTGATGAAATCATTAGTAAACATTTCTTCGTTCTTGAATACGATTTCACCGCGATGCCTGCGCCACATATCGATAGCATCATTTTCAACAGCTAAACCTTTCTCAATGTACTTGTTGCTGATTTCTTTGTACCGGTTGTACTTCTGTTGCACATAGACTTCGAGCAATGCGCTCTTAGTCGTTTCGGATAAACCTGTTTTGGTTCTTGCATCGGTCATAAGCTTACCCAGCTGCGATGCTCTAAATAGTGTGTTGTTCATGTTGTTATTGATTGATGGGGTAAAAATAGCAAATGGTTACAATCTGTAACCACCTGCTATCATTTTTAACATTTATTCGGTAATGCCGTATTGCTCTTTTTTGGCATTTAGTTCATCGCCTACTTCGGCTAATACTTCCGGGCTGCATGCTTTGAAGATTTTATGCAGCTGTGTTAGGTCGGTAGCCTGCTGGATTAGTTCGCGAACATACGCCACATCCTGTTCATGCCCCCTGCCCAATGCACCTTTCAATTTAAATGGCTTGTACGTATCTTTATTCACACGGTTAACGTCACGCCCGAATACCTTACCTAATGACAGCGCAGCGTTTTTAAGGCATTCTGCTTTGAGTTTACCGAATGCAAGGTCCATCGCATTCGCTTTTTTATTATCGGGGTTTAATGCCCATCTATTGCGTTCAGTACCGGTTACACCATCGGGCACGCGATCTACCATAATGATAACAGAAGCTGCGCCTACTCTGCGTATTTCGTAACCACTTATCGGGTGTATCACTACAAGGTCAATCGATGCCTGTACTTCGTTAGCTAATACAGCCCACTTAAAATTTTCTGTTCTCCAATGTCCGAAGAACAGTTCATCTAAGGTGGTTTCAACGTGGCTAATAACCAGCGTGCGTGCTTTCTTATCCGGTGTAGATTCGATACCTGCTTGGTCAGGTTCTGCATTCAGCATTTGCTGAAACTTCTGCAATGCTTCTAAGTTGTCTTTGTGAAATGAGTTCATGTTGCTATTGTTTATTGATTAGTATTTCATTAGGCAATCATTGATTTCTTGGCAGTAGCTAAGCACTGCGTAAAGGATAACTGCTGCGATAATGTAGCGAAGGATTTTAGATGCTGTTTTCATGTGTTTTGTTTTTAATTGATGCGACAAATGTAGTGTAAGTATTTACACACGCAAGTTAAAAATTGTTAAAATTAGTTGTGCACCACTGGGACTAGTGTTGCGCCAAACATGTACAAAGCTTGTAATACCTTATCCATTCTACATGTTTCTTTACCTCCCTCTACTTCGCGAACAAAACGTAATCCAAGACCAGATCTTTCTGCGAATTCATGTTGTGTCATTTTTAATGATTTCCTTTTTTCTTTAATAAATCTACCTACCTGATAATCTGCATACCGTAATTGTTTTGGCGATGGAATAACTTTATTAATCAAAGGAGCATTTCTATTTTTAAACTCGTTAATCCAATAGGTTTCACTATTTCTTAAATCATCTGCATTTCTTTCTAAAATTTTTACTATTGGATCACGACCTAAACCATCAATCCATTTTTTCAATTCAGGATTATGTGTGCTAGTAATGTGACTATATGGACGTTCTAATCCATTTGCGGACATACCAACATAATAGGTCAAACCATCATGTGGTGATTCAAGTGCGTAAACTATATTTTTCATAATGTAACATATTTGTTACAAATATAGCGCAACGTTTAGAATATTACAAATGTGATATAAAATCTACGCCCACGAATAGCTGCCGTAGTTTGGGAATAGTTCAAAGTACATGCGCATCATGATAGCATCTGCATAGTCAGGTGACTTGCCATGCATCCGGGCTATTTCATCTTTGGAAATAACTGCAAGCTTTCCATCTGCTTCAGGTTGCCTTCTACGTATCATATCCAGTTCCTGAACGATTACATCACGAAACTGATTCACTTTGAAGATTACTTTGTTCTGCTCAATTAATTCTGCAAGCTTGAAATAACATTCTGCTTTTTGATTAGTAAACTTATCTGCTTGCTTCGCACGCCCACCATTAAGGAAGCCCCTGCAACGGAGCGCATCGACCGCACCCCCTCCAACCCCATCTTCATCGCAGATCACATTGCTAAGTTTGATACCATGTCTATCGCATAGCTGACGTATGGTAGATACAACTGTTGTGATGGGTTGCTTTCGCAATTCGTGTATTTCAATCAGGTGCAATCCATGCCACACGCAAATCACACTTCTATCTTTTCCAAGTCGAGCGATGTCGGAACTGATGTATTTATCGCCTTTGCTTTCTTCATCCCGGAAGCAGCGCAACAAATCTTCATACTGATATATCCAGTCTACACTTTCGTCATAGTCCCAATCGCCTTCGAGCAATCGCTTTCTATCTGCTTCAGGAAGGCGCATCATCTTTGCTTCATAGACTGCATCAGGATTCACTGTATTATCCTTCATCAAAGCTTCCACAAATGCTTTGTGTGGTGGCAATAATTCTTTTTTCCATGGATGCCAATAGTCATTGTATAACCAACCTTTCGATGGATTACAACTCATCAAACCTTTTGGAATACCACCAACTAAATTGTAACGCACACGTGTGTCGATTATATCAACCGCCTTCTTTGTCATTTCTGCAACCTCGTCTAAGAAGTAATCAGTAATTTCAAGTGATCCAAATCTATGGAAATCGGGATCGCTGGGTGTAGCTGCCATATCCATTAGGATTGTTTCACTACCATTGAACCAACGAATCATGTTTAGTTGCCCATTATACGTGTAGTGTTCACCTGCCTTCAATCCCATTTGGGTGCATATCTCCCAAAAGCGAAGCATGGTAGATAGTTGCAGCTTCTTTAATTCAGCACGACCTATCAAACCACGTGTATGTGGATGCTTCAGTCTGCGTGCAATTTGCCAGTAACAACCCAACCATGTCTTACCACCGTATACACCACCACCATACAACACCTGCTCTACATTGCTGGATGTAGATAGGTGCCGTAGGGCTTGCTCTTGTTTGCTATTGAATTGGGCTTGGTACATTATTCAACGTGTTTCCATCTACGAAGTATTACATCCTTGATAGTTGAATCTGCTACACCATATTCCAACGCTAACATCTTCCGGGTATATTGATATGGTTTAAACTTTTGTCGAATCTCTTTTACCTGTTCTTCATTCAATTTGGCTGTTCCGTTCTTGCTACCTTTTACAAAGTTGGTACATATTGGTTTTTGAATTCGACCTGCATCGTAGCTGTACTTTGTATTTTCAGCAGGTGTAACCCATTCCAAATTTTCTAATCGGTTATCGTCACGAACAAAGTTGATGTGATTGACTTGAGTCTTCTTTTGCGGATTTTCAATCCATGCAGAAGCAACCAAGCGATGCAACATAACTGATTTAAGTTTGCCTTCTTTCAAAATCACTGTGGCTAAATAACCTTTATGATTCTTAGCTGGCTTCATAATCGCATGCCTGTTGCTATTCTTATGCTTAGTGGTAAGCAATCGTCCCATATTACTAATCAAATACCTTTGATTTGTATTTGGAACGTACTTCCAAAATTCACCCGGATTGCTTTGAATCGGTGAGTTAATAGATTCTAATGTTATCATGATACAAATATACTTTATATTTTTGGTTGCGCAACCAAATCATAAAAGTATTTTGCAGCATATCATGTAAACAAACCGATGTACATTCCAACCAAGCCACCGCACAGCGTAGCTATCATGTCTGCATTGCTAAATGCTTTTTCCTTCAGCACAGAATCGTACAATTCTTTTCCCATCGCGCATGCAAACACAGCGACCATCGCAAAAGGTGGAGCGAACAAAGATGCAGAAAGTGCATAAATGACTAAGCCATACAGCGCATGGTTAGCTTTGTCTTCAGGTAGGATAGGCAGGTTCATTAGAATGGTAAATCTCCTGATGGTTCGTCTTGTTGTTCGTCACGTTTTACAATCGGCTCACTCATTTTACCTGAAAAGAATTTGCCGTTCTTTCCTTCCTTAACCCATGCAGCCAGTCGCATCTTCTTGCCATTGACCATGATTTCACCTGTGTATTCAGGTGCGTTGTTGGCTGTCTTGTTGTTCTTGAATAGGGTGAACTGTCCCTCTTGCATTTGATAGTTACTCATTGTATTAATTATTAATTATTGCGATGTCATCTACCATGAGGCTTATTGTAGTCTTGCCATTAAAGTCGATTGTTTCTATTACTTCAAAGGTTTCGTGGTCGATGCTGTGACCATTGATGAAGCCAATGTATATTTCAACATCGTCATTGTACTGTGCAAGCTTATCCCACAATTCGCCTATTGTCATAGCTTATATTCATCTTTGTCAGTTAGTAGATACAACTCCTCAAAGATAAGACGCATTGTGAGATTATCGCTCATTGCAGGGCGCATGCTTCGCCTTGCTGTTAGCACGAATAGTTTGCGTAGCAGCTCCACTTCTTTCTGTTGATCGTATTGCTTCATTTGTCACCTCCGTATGTTTTGTTTTTAAAATATAGGGGATTCCAAGATTCGAACTTGGACTTGGGAAATTCATGAGATTAAGCGCGCCCCACGCACTACCATTATGCAAAACCCCCATTTTTTTTATTTATTACTTCCGTATGTTTTATTGTAATACTGTTCTGTGTTTAATGTTTCATTGTGCATTTCAGGAGTAACTTCACCATTCCAACCTTCTGCTGTTGACATAAATCCGTTTTCCCAAGCATCAACAATCTGCTCCCTTTCCATTTTTTTGGCGGGATAAAAAAGATTATGCTTCATTAGTATAAAATCAATTTTTGAAATTTCTTGATTTTCATATTTTTGAATCAAGGCACTAATTTCATTTTCATACCACTCCACCGCAGTTTGTTTACTCATTTGTTACCTCCATATATTTCATGATAAGCATCTTTACAATGTTCGCGCAAATATCCTTCTGTATAACCTTTTCGATAGGCATAAACAATATGCTCCTTATTGATTTCTTTGGCTATTTCAATGTGGTAATGTTGTTCTTCTCCCAATACTTTAGGAAATAGTTGTTCAATCAAATATTCTACTGCTGTTTGCTTTTTCATATCAGTATTCATTTTGAGTTTCGATTAGTTCCCTATAACGTTCCTGCCTGTATTCCGTAAACTGATACGGCTTGTTTTTGTACACCCGGAAGCGCATGTCGTTATCCCATTGTGGCAGCGCATCGTATTCGCGCATGAGTGCAATCTCAA